TTATATTCTTGTATATAATTTGAATCCTTTTCAAGAAGAAATATTTTTGAACTTGAACTTGTTATTGAAAAACTAAATGGTGCTAAAAAATCAGTAGGAACAGATAAATAAGGATCAGAACTCGTTACAGCACTTGTTGCATTTTTACGAAATACTTCAAAATCAACAGATTTAAACATTTTATCTTCTGATGATCGAATAAAATTTCTTAAATTTGAAACAAAAGTTGTTTCTGTGTTTTCCGTATAATCCTGTATCGCACTTTTTAATGTAGTTAATGTATAGCTCATTTAATTCTCCAATGTAACAGGACCTGCTGATGCAACTTTACCACCACCTTTTACAGAACCTGTTGTAGCTGTTCCAGAAACTGTAACTGTATAATTATTACTATCAACAACACTTACAATACTATAACCAGAAGCATTTTCCATAACTGTACTTGTTAAACCATCAAAAGGCTCAACATTTCTAAATCTTACAGTGCTTGAAGCTGTTCTTCCATGACTTTTTTCAGTTACAGTTATTGTTCCACTGCCAGAAGAAGATGTTTTAAAAGGATTATGCTCTAATAAAACAGTAACTACTGGTTCTGTTCTTTCTGGTCTTACATCTCTTAAAGATTCTAAATCAGTTCTTTTAGGTTTAGGGTCAAGTTGAGGATGTTTAAGTTCAAATTCATCTTTACCAACTAACAATCCGTTCCATTCCTTTCTCATATCTTTTAAACGATAGCGAAAACCAGAACGATCTGAAACCCCCCACGCATTACTTGGATTAGCAAACTTCGACATTATCCAACCTTATAATAAGACATATTAGGAGTAATTGTAAAAGATGATCTATCTCTATCTTCTGCCATAGCTCTATCTAACTCTTCTTCATAAATATTTTTTAATAATTGTATTCTGTCTGGTGCACGTTTTAAAGATAAATAATACGCTAAACCAGCCGCTAAACAAGGATAAAACCGAAAAGGAACTTCCAAAGTATTTTGATGAGTATCAGCATCATTTATACGTGTTAAAGCATCATAATACAAAACATCTGTACTATTTTCTGGTGCGGGCCATATCTTTAAGTTTGGTGTTATTTGCCTATCAAGAAAATATTGTGTGGGTCTTCCTGTAGTTGTTTTAGTTGGGATAGATAAATAAGTATCACGACTTACTCGTGTCATATTATAATCTGTGCTACTTCTTCTAACAACAACTGATAAAATATCAATAACATCTGTTCCCAAATCGTATTCGGTATCATCTTCTGTTACTGTTTGCGTTCTCTGAACAATTGTCCATTGATTTAAACCACGATTAGCCCATTCTGCTAACATTAGGTTTAAAGATCGTTTTGCTGTTTTTAAATCGTAACCTGTACGAATTTCTAATCCACATCGCTCAAAGGCTTCTTCAATATAATCATCAACAGCTAATTCAAAATCAGTTGATCCAGATAATGCCATTTTTTTTCCTCAAATCGTTTGCGAAAAAAATATTAATACTAAAGAACAAAGTTGAGCAATAGCCAAAACCACTATCGCCCAAATTTTTTGATTAAGTCCTTTAATGTCTTCTCTAAGATGAACAAGATGATTATTTTCAATAGTATCCAACCTTTGATTAATCAACTTAATCTCTCCTTGAAGTTTCGTAGACATTAATACTCTTTTCTCATATATAAAATAATAGCGTAAGTATCAGCACTAGAGTGACCTACAGTAGTAAAATTCACATCACCTGTTGGCGAAGAAGCATTATTAGTTATTCCACCAAAAGATGTATAGTCGTGATGTCCTGATTGATTTTCACCAAGTTGCATTGCAAGAACATCACTAGACGCATCCCACAAAATATTTACTTTCATGCCTATACATTGCCACCATATTTGTTCTATAGCAACACCTGTACAAGCTGATCCAGCAGTATTTTTTGCCAAAGCACTTACATCTACTTTAGCAACAGCACTTTCTCCTGAACCATCACTAACATTAGTAAATTTCATTACAACTTTTTTTTCACCATCAATGATCGTTTGACTTGTTACAGCATCAGCCATGTAATTCTCCTAAAAATGTGGGGGAATTTCACCCCCATTTATAATTATTCGTTAATTATTCTACTCATTTTTACATAATGACAATGAACTGCTTCAGCAGCCGCTGCCCCAGCTTCAATTCCAACATAAGGAATTAAATCAATGTCGTCTGTCATAGCTGCCGATTTAGTCGTTCCAGTAGTAACAGCAGTTCCACCTGTAGAACCAGATGTACTTGTTATGTTATACTGAACACCATTTACAAAAATAGACATTTGTCTTGAACTATCAAAAGTAATTTTTAAATGATAAATTGTAGAAGCAGCTACAGTAATCGGTAATGCACTGATATAGTCAGTACCACCAATACTATGAACAAAATGTAACAATGTATAATCATCAAATGCTTCAGAGTTTGTAGCATCAGTCTGAAATTTAAAATATGCCTGATTAGCATCAGTAGCAATTAATTGATCATTGGTCAGTTTTAAACCAGCCCAAACTTTTTGGTTATCAATTGCAGGTAATGCGATTGATGTTTCCCAATGCACTTGATTTTCAGTACCCCATAAGCATCCAGCCCATGCTGTCGCAGCAGTATCTAAATGTGGAGTAAGTATTGCTTGATCTTGGTCAGCACCTGCTGTTGTTGCAACAATTCCTGCCGAAGTAGTATTAAAAGTACACAAAGCTGTAGTCATATTAGTTCCAAGTGCTTCCCAATTTCTATTCAAAGCTCTTTGAACTTCAGTTGTTGATACTGCGTCAATGTCTGCATTTAAACCAGGTCTTTGTAAAAACCATTCGTCTAAATAAAAACGTCTTGTATCTTGTGGATAATCTCCAAGAGTTCTGTCTGATACTAAACCAGTAGTAGAATCTTTACTGATTAGTTTCATTCCATTTTGTGACCGTATTGGTCCTGAAAAAGTCGAGTTAGCCATATCAATCTCCTTGTCTTGGCAAATGTCTACTTAATTGTAGTCAAGGTTTTTTTTACTATACAATAAAAAAAGGCGACTTGTAAAGTCGCCCTTTAAACATTTGTTCGGTTTTTATTTATGCTCCAGGGGAACCATAAACACAACGAGGATCAGAATATCCAAAAGAATATCTTTCTCTAACCTTAAATCTCATGTTACCTGTAGTAAAATCATCTTCCATTGATGTTTTAAGAGGTGCTCTTTCAAAATGTAAGAATCCTCTTGGTGCATCAGTTTTGACAAAGAAAGCATCAGTGTCTGTCAAGAAGTGATTAACAACATAGCCGTCTGGGATCATTCCCATATTTTTAACAGCATTAACATCGTTATCAGAAGTTCCTGGTCTTAGAGTTGACTCTAATAGACGATCTGCAACAAATTGTAATTGAGGTGGAATAATAAGTTTCATGCCACGTAAGGCAATAATCAAATTCCTCTCATCAACAAATGTTGAAATGTCAATTAAAGCGTTCTCTAATGATGTTTCATTTAAATCAGCCGCTGTACTTGGCTCATTTGAAAATGTTCCACCACCACCTAGAGGGTGGTCAGTAGCACAAAGCTCCTTACCATCACCGCCAGTATAAGAACTGCTAAACGCATTGTTCAATGTTGCCGCAGACTTTACTTGTTTACTGTGAGCCATAGAACGAGCTAATGCTCTTGTATATCTTGCACCTAATCTGTCGTACAAGTTATCTTCCATAGCTTCTTGTGTTAAAGCAAACGCCAAAGCAATTGTTTCATGCGTATAACGTGCAGTATAAACTTCGTTAGCTGTATCGAAGTTAACTCCAGCACCTTCAGCTTTGGTTGGGGCATTTCCGAAACCTGAGAGCATTACTTCTTCTTCAAATGCTCGATCTGAAGATTCAGTATCATAAATTTCTTTATGCTCTGCATCGTAACGGTCATATTCCATTCCAAATAATGCGTTTAGTCCTGGTTCTAGCTCTTTCGCTAGTTGTGCTCTACTTATCGCCATTTAATTAACCTCCTACGCTAATCCTGCACTCTTCTGACCAAAAATATGATTTTGGATCACAACGTGCACGTTGGTTGCATCTGATGAAACATCAGAATTTTGAGGGTCTTGCGAAATATCAATACATTTAAGAGGCAAGGTAGCTGTAGTAGCACCATCTGATACATTTAATTCAGCACCAGAAATACCAGTAGTGGTACTGCCAGAACTTGTATAAACAATATCAAAGTTACCAAATAAATCTGCAACAGGAAATGCTGCATTACATTGAACTTCAAAAATTGCCATAGGATCATCTATGACATAAGCAAAAATATCTGAAGCATTAGTGCTTGCAGGGTAATAATTCTTATAAATTTGCTCTTTTGTGGTTGGATCAGTATATGAACAACCTGAAAATACACCAACAATAGGTACGGTTCCACCATCTGCGTGAACTTCCACGCCTCCACCTGTGACTTGGGCTACCATGTCACCTTGAAAAATAGCAGTATCGTAATTTGCGGCGATTCTATATCGGCTGAGTCCACCAGTATAAGGCGTTCCACCTATTCTACCTACAGGACGCATACCAAAAGCGGCATCTTTATTAGCCATTTTAGTTCTCCTTATTCTTCATTTAAATTACGGTTTTTTCCAAAGGAAACATTACTGTTTCTTTGGGGCTTTAATTTTGGCATGACAGGATTATTTTCTCTCATCCAATCACGATCCACCGCATCCATTTGGGCTTGCGTCTTATCTTTAAAATATGACTCACGTTGTTCCACAACTTCTTCTGGAACTCTTGCAAGTAATAAACCACCAGTGCCTATAACTCCAGCGTTTTTACCTTCATCAATAACAGGAGCATCAAAATCTGGATGATCTTCTGCCTTAACAAGTTCATAACCTTCACGTCTTCTTTTAAAAACGTTATTTTTATCGTCATATTCCATAACGGACTCACGTATCCACCTATGTTTATATCCTATAGGTGCTTCAGGGGCATCTAAAGCAGATGGTGGCTTCCAATCGGTTTTCCGCTCTGTTCTTTCACGAGATTGCGAATCTCGACTTTTTCGATTGATTTCAGTGTTCGTTTCAGCCATTACGTTCTCCCTGCTTCAAGTTTGACAACTTCTTTTGCATAACGATCCAGAGGAATATTCATCTTTTTCGCAAATGCAACTTGTCCTG